CCCAATGTTGGCTGGAACTACCTGGACGGCGGCACGAAGAAGCGAGTGACCGTGTCTTACGACCCCGGCGGCGGGCAGCCTGTCGAGCAAGTCCCGTCCAGCAATCCGCAGCCACTTACGTCCACGGGCGACTTGTCTACTGGTGCCCCGACCATCCTCGTCCGCCGCGTTCACAAGGCCATCAACTTCCAGCAGTATTTCGGAACCCCAACGCAGCAGTAGGAGCCCTCGTCATGCCAGACCTCACCTGGAACATCAACGCACAACTGGCCCGTGGGGCTCTCAACCAGGCCTTCGTGGCCAGCGGCGTCACGGCCGACTGCAGCGCCAGCGGCGTCAACACGATCACGATCACGCCTGGCACAAACGCTGCCGGCACGGTGGCGATCAGCACGGCCTCCATGTCGAGCGTGGGGCTGTTCTTCGCACGAAACCTTTCCACGGTGACCACGGCGGCTGTCTCGTTTGGGCAGCTGTCCGCCGGTGCTCTCGTTCCGTGCGTCTCGCTCAAGGGCGGCGAGGCTGCCGTTGGGCGTCTGGCGGCTGGCTCGTATGCCGCTCAGTCCAACCTGGCCGGCACGCAGCTGGTGGTCAGCATTATCGAGGGCTGATCGCATGAGCAGCCAAGGGGCAAGCAACAACGCAGGCCAGGCGGCTGGCAAGTCGTTTGTTTCGTTCTCCCGTGGTGCCGCCCAGCGGATCGCCAAGGTAGTGCGCACGGTGGAGGCCGGCGACCGAAGCCAGCCTGGCGTGTCGTTTGACCACCCACTGCCAAGCAGCGCCGGCGTCGTGCTGAAGGTGGCTACGTTCACCGGCTCGTGGCAGAAGGGGGCGTGGAAGACCGTCACGCTCCAGGGCTCGACGGCCACGGCCAGCGTCTACAACTGGTGCAACTCGTCTGACGGCAGCACGTCTGACACTGCCTCTTCGCAGTTCGTTGTCTTTGGCCGGGCCAACGGCACCAATAGCGTGCTCGAGATCAGCCTCCGCAACACGTCGCAGACGTGCCGCATGTCGATTGCGGGCGTGGATCTCACGACGTTCCCCGGTTATTCCGCTGGGGCCATCCAACTGCTTGGCCACTCTGCTGCGGACGTAACGACTAACGAGACTGCGTGCGCTACTCTGACGTGGTACAGCGTCACTACGTGCGCGACGAGTACGGCCGCATGACAAGCGTTGCGTGCGCTACGACTTAGCCAATGACATCCATCACATTCCAAGACGGCCAGCCAATCATGCGAGGCGGCCAGGTTGGCACAAGTGCCGCCTGCTGCTGCAGACGGTGCTCTGGCTCGTGCGACAAAAACGCCGCCTGCAATGGCGGCGGGCAGACGGGGAACTACCCAGACTGCTACTGCGTGGAAAGCCAGTGTGTGGAGTGTGCTGGCGAGTGCGAGGACGATGGGGACTGCACGCAGAACTGTAAATGCACGCAGGGCGAGTGCGTTGGCAGGTGCAGCGGGCCGTGCACGGGGACCGAAGAGTGCTCGCCGGGGTGTATCTGTCAGTTCGGCGAGTGCGTCCGCTGCGAGGGCTGCGTAGCGCCTCCAAACTGCACGCTCACGTTGACCGTCACGGAGGCAGACGGCTCGACCTTTACGCTAACGCACCCAGATACCGGGCCGTTGATGTCATTTGAGTTCGGCCCATGCTCAGTGAGAGCTTTCTACGGCGACGTGTGCGGCCCTGAGTCGCAACAGTCCGAGGCGTACCTCAAGGTCGTTGAGCTGGTGTGCGAAGAGTGCTGCGACGACGGAACTGCAAAAAACTGTCAACTAGGCGGCGTGGTGACTGAGGAATACACGAACACATGCCCTGGCTTCGAAGGGCAACTGCTCTACACCAACTTCTCCTTCGCGTTGAACTGCGACCCGGCCGCCGACCCCTGCAACGAGTTCCCATGATTACCGGCCGCCGTTCAGCATTTCTGGCACGCTGCCGCGAGCGCGGCTACACGATAGACGAGGTGCGGGGCTGCATCATCTCCGAGGATGGCGAGTCCATCACTGTTGACGAGACGAGCCAGTTCTACCCTCGGACGGCCAGGCCGCCGTCGATGCTGCAGAAGGCCCGAAACTTTGCCGCTGCCGCCGTGCAGCACGCTGCTGCCGGCATGCCAATGTGCAGCGAGGATGAGATTTCGCGTCGGTATTCCATCTGCCAGGGCTGCGAGCACTTGCGAGACGGCGCATGCACCAAGTGTGGCTGTCCGGTCGTCAGAAAAAAGGCGTACCTGTCCAAACTTTCTTGGGCTGATCAGTCTTGCCCGATTGGCAAATGGGGTCCTGCGTCCGGTTGACGCCCCGGCTACCGTGACCAGGGAAAGGGCTTCGCCGTGCCAGACGATCACAACGTCACTATCGACGGCAAGAAGTGGTTGCTGCGCTTCACCGTGCTCAAGGGCGACGCCGCCGGCTGGACGTACTTCGACAACGCCAAGCGGCCCAGGATTCTGATTGACGAGAACCTGCGTGGCGGCACCAAGCTCGAGACGATCCTGCACGAGCTCGCCCACGCGGTGCTCGGGCCGACGATCAGCGAAGAGTCGATCACTGAACTGGCCCGCGTGCAGCGGCGTGTGCTGCTGAACCTCGGCTACCGGGAGGTGCGTGACCATGGGTAGATCGGCAACAACCTTTCGCCGCAAGAACGCCAGCGACCCGTGGAACGTCACCAGCCTGGAAGGCGGCGTGACACGCATCGACTTCTCTACTCGGCTCTGGGTGCTGCTCTCGAGCGATTGGCACTGGGACTCAATGAAGTGCGACCGCGAGAAGTTGGCCTCGGATCTCCGCAAGGCCAAGGAGATTAACGCTGCGGTGCTCAGTATCGGCGACCACTTTGACGCGATGGGTGGGAAGTACGACCCGAGGTCCAACGGCAAGTGGGACGTGCGGCCCGAGTTTCAGAAGGGCAACTACTACGACGACATCGTCACGCAGTGTGCCGAGTGGCTGGAGCCGTACCGCGAGCAGATGGCCCTCATCACTCCCGGCAACCACGAGACGGCTGTCCGGAAGCGGATGGAGACGTGCCTGACGACCAGGCTCGTTGAGCAGCTGCGGGTGCGGGGCAGCAAGGTGCGGCACGCTGGCTACTCGGGCTGGGTGTTGTTCCGGGCCAAGGCCGGCAAGACGAGCACGGCCCTATACCGGCTCTGGTACCACCACGGCTACGGCGGTGGCGGGCCTGTCACGCGAGGCGTGATCGACTACAGCCGCTACCTCGTGGACGTAGACGCCGACTGCATCCACGCCGGGCACGTCCACCAGCGGACGCTGATCGAGGCGAGCCGCCAGCGGCTGTCGCCCAACGGCATCGCCAGAGTGCGGCCGATGCACCTCGTGCGGTCAGCAGCCTACAAGCAAGAGTGTTTGACCGATGGCTGGGCGGTAGAGAAGGGCATGTCGGCCCGTCCGCTTGGCGGATGGTGGATGCTACTCAGGTGGAACACAGACCACACAGAACTGCGTGCCTCATTTCACGACAGCCCAAGGGATGACAATGACGACGACCATTGAAGATGCAAACGAGTTGCTCCGCGCCGCCGTGGAGATGAGGCGAGACGCCCAGGCCGCTGGCAAGCCGCACGAAGAGTGGTACGACACGATGCAGGCCAAGGGCGGTGCGACGGCCGAGGACATCATTGAGCGTTTCGGCAACACGTCGCAGCCGGCGACAGAACCTCTGCCAGAAGTTGCAAAAGCAGAGGAAACGGAACACGTCACGCTCGGCTATGACGCCGAGACGATGAAGGCTGCCCAGGACTGGGTTGCGGCTCGCGAGGAGTTTAAAAGATGCAGTTTGCAGCAGGAGTCTTTGCCAGCAGAAAAACTACTTCTGGAGGCTTTGGCGGTCATCCGTGACCGAAGACCAAAGTACGGCGGGCCACTTCAGCACTTTCGGCGAACGGTCGGCATGATCAATGCCGCTTTCGCCGACGTGCTGAAGCGACCGCTGACTGAAGCGGATTGGGCGATCTTTATGACGCTCGACAAGGTGGCTCGCTACTGCGGCCCGAATAAGACCGCAGACGGCCCTGTCGATCTTGCCGGCTACGCAGCGTGCTTGGCTGAGGTCGAGGCTGGGCAATGAGCCAGCCGCTCACCGACGCCTACCTGCTGGAGTGCGAGCTGCGGGCAAGGCAGTTCAGCGGTGCCTACACGGGCACCAGCGGCACGCTCGCGGCCGACGTGCTACGGCTGCTCGCCGAGGTCAGTAGGCTCAAGGGCGAGGCGGCGGTGCAGCGGGCGCGATCGGAAGAAAGACGCACCACGGTTTCTTACTGATCCGGGCCAGGGCTTGAGCGGCGGCGGGTTTCACCCTTTACCGCCGTCGCTCGCCCTGTGCCGGGTAAGGCTGTTGGGCTCACTCGCAGACGTTGTAGGCCAAGAGCTTCTTCTTTGGCTTGCACGCTCCGCAGGTGCCGCCCTTCTTGCAGTGCCCGCAGTTGTGGCAGTTCTTGCAGGCAAAGCACGGATCTTGCCCAGTGCATTTGGCCGCCACGAGTACCTGCGGCTGCGATTGGTTGGTATTGATTCCTGCAAAGGAAGCGAGCAAGGCTGCGGCAATGGCGAAGCGGATCATAGGTGGCCCTCCTTTTGGGTAGCCCCACCGTATGTCCGCAACGCTGGCCGCGAAACTGAACGGCCGTTTACTTAGGCTTGCCAGGCCCGTCCTTCGGCGGCTCTCGCAAGTCCAGCGGCGGCAAAGCCCTGGTCGAGTCGCTGTCCGTTGGGCAGATCAGCGGATCGACATACCGCTCCTGAAGTTTTGGATCGCTGTGATCAAGCAATTGCGTGGCGGCGGCGGTGCCGCCGGCAAGGGCTGCGTAACTGGCTGCCGTCCTGCGAAGCCCGTGGAAGCCCCTGTATTGCACGCCTGCCGTCCTGCACAGCACTTGGAGGCTGGCCCACTGAGACCGGCTGCGGCGATCCCAGGGCCATACAAGAGCGTCTGCGGCCCCCTGGTGTAGCCGCAGCATGTCGGCTAGGTCTGGCGTGATCTGCCGCTCAATGTCCCGCGTCTGGCCTTTGCGGGTGGAACCAAGAAACACGACCCGCCTGCCGGCCAGATCGACCTGGCCCCACCGCAGGCTTGTCAGGGCTTCAAATCGCTCGCCAGTGCAGTAGGCAGCATAGATGAGCGTGGGCCACCACCAGGCTGATGGCACGCCGCCCGTCTTGCCAATCCTGTGCTTGGCTCGCTTGATCAGCGTGGCTACGTCGGTGGCCGTGTAGGCACGCCCCGTCGGCAGTCTCTTTGGAACCTTGACCTTCGGCAGTTCTGGGAACTCGGACACAAGCCGCTTCCTGGCGGCGTACGTCCAAATGGCCTGCAGCATCACTCGGTCTTTGCGAACGCTGGCCGCAGACGGCTTTCGTCCTTTCCACCCAGGCGTCTCTGCACGCCATCTCAGGTACCTACTGACCACAAGGTCATCTAGGTCTGCCGTCGTCGCCTTTCGCTCTAGGAACGCATCGAAGCGGTCCAGGAGCATCTCATACAGTTTCACCGTCTTTGGACTGAGCGAACGCAGCAGTGCGTACCGCTCCAACAAGTCTCGCATGTTCATGGTGCCTCTCCCTTTTGTTGGCATCCATGCCAGTGTACAGCACTGTACAAGTGTTTATGTGTACTCGCCTCCACTCGAACTCTGCCCGACAGACCACTCTACCGTCGCGGCCGATCCGGTTCTGCGGATCGTGCCGTGGCGGCGGATTGGGCTGTCTTGGCAGGTGGACAGTTTGACTTGCCTACCGCTGTCGGTAGAGTTGGAGCATGGTCACGATGACACCTGACGGGAAGTGGTGCAGCGTCGAGGAGGCGGTTGGGATCGCCGGCTGCACGGACGGGCTGATTAGGCTACGCCTGCGAGAGGGCCGGCTGGCCGGGTTCAAAGCCAACGAGCGGGCGTGGATGGTCAGCGTCGAGGGCTGCAGGGCCATGAGGGCAGAGCTAGCCCCGCACTCCAACGCCAAGAAGGCCGAGGCCCAGGCCAAAGCGTCCGCCGACAAGCCCAGCCGGAAGCGGCGAAAAGTCCGCTGATTCCTGGGTTTTTTCACGGTTTGAGAAAAATCCGTGCAGTGCTGTTGACATCTTTACCGATACCGGTAAACTAGTGGCATGCGAGCGAACGAGACTCGCGGCCATCAACCGGGAGACGAAACGATGAAGACCTTTAAGTTCAGCAAGGCAGAGATCAAGAAGCTGCAGGATGAACTGGCCGTTTTGGTCGCCATGCGTGGCGACGATCGCTACTGCCAGCCCGAAGTCATCGGCCAGATCAAAGCGATCGAGCACACGCTGTCCGTGGTTCTTCGCAAGTGATCAATAACCACGCCAGCCGGCAATCGGGCCGGCTGGCAACACCAAACACTGGTGGGGCCACCCGGCCTGCCGACAGCTGCGAAACGGGTGGCAACCTCACACAGGATTCTATGGCCAAGGAGGGCCACGTCATGAACCGCCGCCGATGGAACGACGCCCTGCAGTCCCTCGTCTTGGTCCGCCTTGGCCAGGAGCTCGGCTGCGACTCGCCAGCTGCTCGAGCACTCCACGACCTGCTGGAACTGCTGGCCAGCGTGACTAGCGTGCTTTCTCGTTGACATCTTTACCGCTACCGGTATGCTCTGCCGCTGCCATTACCGCTACCGGCAAGTCTGTCTGTACAAGGTTTCGACTCCCCCGTTTCATGTTTTTCCCGTGCGCCACGCACGAAAATCCGATTTGACGAGTTAGTGAACAGGCGTATAGTTGCCCCACCAACTGAAGGAGAAAGCCACGATGATCGTCAGTCACGACAGCCCGCACGAAAACGAGTACCTGGCCGCGATTGCCGGCCTGCACGAGCAGACGGTTTCGCCGGCCCCGCAACGCACCTACGCCATTGGCGACTTCGTCAGCGGCACGAGCGGCGGCAAGCGGTGGCAGGGCCGCATCTGGAACGTCGATGGCGACCGGCTGAGCATTGAGATCGACGGCGGCTGGCTCGCCGTTTCGGCCCAGGACGTGACGCACTGAACGCAGAAAGGACCGTCGCCTGGTGGAACCAGACGGCGGAAGGAGTGGGGCGGAGCCCCAGTGGCAAGGACGCACCAACTAGCCGGTGAGCAGGACGCCAGCCGGCACTTCAACCACGCAGAAAGGGACGCAGATATGAGCACGGAACTGAGCACCAACACGACGCCAACGAGG